CCCTTTGTCTAATAGATTCTTTATATGAAAGTTCTAATAGTTTATTCTCATTGTCCCAATATTCGTGAAACTTCATTTCTTCTTAAATATGTCTGCGCCCTTGAGTCCATATATCGAGGCGACCACGCCGATAAATAGGCTCTGGTACCAAAAAGGCAAATTACTAAATTTATCAAAAAATATATCTAGCTTTTGCTGTATGTTTGGATCATCTGAAAACACCGACCATATCAATAAAATCACTGGGGCACTTACAAGCAAAAGCACGAACTCGTCTTTCCATCCCTTGTCGTTTGATTGTCTAACTGCTGCCTGGTACTCCACTTCTCCGTTGGCCATGCGCTGTGCATGTAATAGCTCAGCATCTGACATTAATATTTTTGCTTTCTGTCTGTTAGCAAAAACACTAGCGCCAGTTTTTAATACCGTCGGTAGAAGTGAAAGTAATGGTCCCATTAATTATGAAATAATTGCGATTATAATTATTGCAACTGCAACGCCTGCGATAATTTTTTTCTTAACGCTTAGTGCAGTCCATTTTGCTTTTAAAGATTCGATCATTTAGACCTCCGTTTTTTCTTTTTTACGCCTGCTTCGCTAAGTGCGATAGCAATAGCTTGCTTTCTATTTACCACTTTTTTCTTAGATTTACCAGACTTAAGTTTACCAGATTTATATTCACGCATTACCTTGCTGATTTTAGCGTCTTTTTTCATTACTTCATTTTAAATAAATTACCAAGACCATCGGACATTGGACCGGACATTGGTGGCACTAAACCACCTTGATTAAAACCACCACCATAAAGAAAACCATAATTAGGTTGAGGATTAATACTTCCAAAACCCACAAATGGGTTATCTTCTACTGGAAGAATTGTTGCGTCCGGAGGTGGTATTAGTTCACTAGGTCCTCTATTTCCTTCTCTTTCAAGTCCTGCTGGTTGAATATCTAGTCCACTAAAAAAACCTGGCTGTTGTTGTGCGGCTACTCGGTTGGCGTAATCTTCAGCTGCCATTGTATTTAGTTGTTCCATGCTTAGTTGTGGATCACCTTGTGCTCCAAAATTATAAGAAGCTGCGCCTGTAGGATCACCATAAGTTTGTTGAGCTACACCAACTGGCGTTGTTGTAATTCCTTGTTTTGCTTCTGGTGATAAACCATAATTTTGATCGGTAAACAAACTATTTACAAAACTTTGTTCCGGCATAGTAAACGTATCTCCTATGTTTGTAGTGGTATTTAATTCTGCTGCGTTTGGCACCCCACTAAAAATATTCGATAGTCTGCTAGTATCAAAAGGCGTTACGTCCTGAGTTGTGCTTGCAAGTGCAGACATAATACCAGTATCATCATCTTCATCAGTGGTTGTCTTATATAAATTTTTTAAAAGTTGACCACTAAAAAATGCAGCAGGGTTGGTAGCAAACCCAATAGCTTGACCTATAGGACTATTAAAAAATTGGCCAACACCTGTCGCTAAGTTTGATAAACTAAAAGGTTGTGGCTCTTGAGCAGCTNGCTCTGCTNCTAAATTTGGGTTTGGTGCAAAATCTGTGCCCAAAAGAGCATTTGGNACAGTTGGATCAAGTGGAGCAGCATTAGGCGCTTGACTTACTTGAAACTGCGACATTGGATCAAGAGGGTCTAAGTTAAAGTTTTTTTGAACATAGCCCGCCTCGTTCATTGCTTGATTAAGATTGTCTTCTGCTATTTGATCTAACGCTGAGAGTTCATCTCCGGGAGCTATACCAGTGTTAAAATTACCACCACCACTACCAGTGCCACCACTACCGGAGCCACTGTCTCCACCAAAACCTTTGTCACGGTCGTCTTTACCACGATAGCCACCAGGACCATCTACGAAACCTCTTTTATCAGGTAACTTTTTACCCCCACGTTTTGCCATTAATTCCCCTGTTCCTTAATTGATGCTTGCATACCACTTATACCACTTTTTGCTAATGATACGCTAGCTCTAAGTTTTTGATGTTTGTCATTTTCTTCAATCTTAGTTTCAGTAAGATCTCTATTCTGTAACATCTTAGCTCTTTCTAAATTTAATTTAGCTTCACCCTCTTCTTCTTTACGCATTTCTTCTCTAGCTTTTAAGTCTATTTCTCTATCTTTTAATTTAAGTAATGGGTCATTTTCTATTTGATTTAAGACTTCTCGCTCTGCTGCCGCATAGTCTTCCATGAATTCTGCCACTAATTGTGCCTTACGTGCCTCCATGCCAACCTGTGTTTGTTGTCCTTGCTTCTGCATTTGCATAAATTGTGGGTTTTGTTGTGCTTGTGGCCCCATTTGTTGCAGCATAGCCTGCATTTGCTGTTCCATTTGCTTTAATTGTGCTATTTCTTCGGCAAATTCTACTTCTATTTGTTCACCTGCCATTAAATTTATGTGTTCCATGCAATTTTGCTGTAATTTACCCAAAGTTTTAGGATTATTACGTGCCATAGTAGTGCCCATAAACTGTAAATGTGCCCGCATATGCGCTTGATGGTCTTGTTTTGCAAATGCTTGAAATTTTTTACCAGTAAGAGCAAGAATATTTTCACTTGCTGGGTCCATTGGCTGCATTGGTGCCGGCGGTGGTAGTAAAATGTCCACATCTTTAACCCCAAGTGCTTCATACATATGTCGATACGCATGATATAAGTTATGCATGTCAGGATTTGACATTGCCATTTGTAATTCTGTTTGTGCAATCTGTATACGTTGTGATTGTGAAAAAATATTTGGATCAGCAACCGGTATGATGTCTATTCTTTCATCAAAATCAGTTGCAAATATTTCTCTGTTACCACCAACTACATCATACGGATATTGTTTTGGTAAATAAGTAGAAAAATTATTTGCCATTAACATAAATTCACATTTTAAACTTTGATATAACCTTTTATGNATTGCTGACATNACCCGCGATCCGCGTTCCAAGAGCGCTACCGTCGTGCCGACTGCTGCCGACTGATTGCCATCACCGACCTGCATATCCGCGATACTCGCAAAACGCTGTCCGGCTTGTACTACTACGCCCATTAGTTGAAGGAGCGTGGCGCTCGGTTCTTTAAACGGTAACGGCATGAACGCGTCCCGGAGATTACCACCAGGAGCATCTACATCTCTAAACTCACCTGGTTGTAACGGTTGCGCTTCATCACGAACTCTAATCCCACGTTGTTTAAAACCAGATGGTAAATTAGATAGCGTACCCGCATCTAGTAATTGTCTTAGTGCTGCGGTTGCTGTTCTTGATAAACCACCGATCATGTGGATTAGACCAAAACCATAAAAGCCAAGTCCAGGTAAAAATTTAAAATGTACAAAATAATCTTTGCGTCGTTTTAATTGATCTTGCGCACCATAGTTTCTTCTAATAGCCAACACCTCACCTGAATCGTCATCAATAGTTACGATGAAAGGTAGTTTAATCCCAGTCTCTTCACCAGTTTGTAAATTTTTATCTTCAAAGCCTTCTAAGTCTAATTCAACATGACACTCTAATAGTGTGTGCATTTCATTATAAGCACCAGCACTAACACCACCAAGTTTATCTTTACCTTCTTGAATATCAGTGGGTGTATCACTTGGTTCAACTAATTCTACATCACGATAGAAACCACTAATTTGTTGTTTACGTAAATCATTACCTGACATTTTAATAACGTGAATAATAGTATCAGCATCTTCTAGTGAGGTTGCCGTGTAAGGCACGACTAAATCTTCAGCCGGTACAAACTTAGAAACGGTGCGTCCTAGCACCGAATCAAAATAAACTTTTTTAAAGGTAGAACCAGCAAGTGGTAAATTAAATAACATTTGGTCAAACTCAGGTTCATACTCTTTCATCTCAGTCATGATTTGATAATTCATAAACTCTTTGACTCGTTGTGATTGTTGTTCTTTCATTGGATCAATCTTACCCATAATCTGAGTTCTAACTGGTCCGCCTGCAGGTAGTAATTCTTTATAAGCTAGTGCTTGAAATTGCGTAACTGCTTCTGCTAATACTGGGTGGGTAGCTCCGGATGCGCCTTGAAATGGTTCTGATCTATTTTCATATTTAAAACCTAACAGGTCTAAACCTTTTAGATAACCATCTTCCCAATCAGAACGTGACGATTTCATTTCATCATAAGACTCTTGTATTTCAGATGCAACCGCGGTCAGCGCGCCGTCGTCCATGAATTCTGCTAAGTTAGCTTCGTGTTGTTCGCCACCTTCCATGCCACCGGCATTAGGATCAAAATCTATTTCGGCACCGCCATCTTCCATCATCTCAACATTAACGTCACCGCCATCTTGAAACTCTTGTGGCATCACCACATCTACTTCTTCATCTAAAATTTGTAAATCCTTTGGGAGGGAGTCAACACCTTTTTCTATTTCAGCCATTAGTAATATGTCCTCTGTTGTTGTGGCAACGCCTCATCCTCATAATCATCTGGATGCTCGACAAAGCCGCCTTGTCTAAATCGCATTACTGCTTGAGTCATACTATCCACTAGGTCATCATGCTCACCTAATGGAAATGCAGCGCATTCCTCAATTACTTCCTCTGCCCATTTTGTTTCTGGTGCCCATATTTGACCTGCCTCAAACAATGGTGCTACAGAGTTTATTCTAGTATGTTTATCATTTCCTTTACTAGGTGTAAAGTTAATAACAGGTATACCTAGTTTACGCATTTCATACGTTAATGGCAAGCCCGAAGCTTTAGCTTCTACAATCACCGTTTCTGGCTTCCAGTAGTCATATTGCTCTTTGGCAATGCGGCGTAGTTCGGGGAACTCGTATCTGTCTTTTACCATATCTATTAAAATTAACGCCGGACCGCTGTCATCGCTAGGGTGAAATACACCCCAGGTTGTTATGGCGCTGTAGTCAGCAGTTTCTTTTTTCATAAACGCCGTATCATAACTTTGTATGACATGCTCTAATGCGGGTAGATCGTCTTTGTCCCAAACTTGCCACCACTCACGTTTTATAATACTACCTTCTGCTGCTG